AAGAAACGTAACCTTACTGAGAAACAAGAAGCTTTCTTAGATAACCTCGTTGAGACTGGTGGAGATTTCAAAAAGTCAGCCGAACTTGCAGGGTATTCAGGTAATCACTATCAAATCTTAAAATCATTGAAAAACGAAGTAGTAGATTTAGCCTCAGACGTACTTGCAAGGGAAGCCCCTACTGCAGCTTTTAAGCTTATAGAGATTATGAAATCTAATAAGCCGGTTCCACAAGCGAACAATAAGTTACAAGCTGCACAAACGATACTAGATAGAGCCGGAGTTGTTAAAACTGATAAGTTAGATGTTAATCATAACGTAAGTGGCGGAATATTTATATTACCAGAGAAACATACGATTGACATAACAGCAGAGCACGGTGACTATGAGGAAGTATCAGAATAAGTTATCAGAATTTTTAAGTAACCTAATAGATAGGTTTTTTGAAATATCCTTTCAAAGAACAGAAGATAAACTGATGCGTAAAAAATAAATGAAAATATGGATAACAGAATATATAAATGGTAGTCCGGGTGTTTTAATTGGACCTTACATTAAAGCAGACTCTATGTTAGAGGCTAGTAGAATAGCTATAGAGCATGGTTTGTTTGTTATAGGTGAGATACATGAGTTAGAACACACAACTACAGAAGCAGATAGGATAGTACATTAATAATGCCAACTAAAAAAGATTCAAGATTAACACGAGCAGGAGTCTCAGGGTTTAACAAACCTAAACGTACTCCAAGTCACCCAAAGAAATCACACGTTGTTGTGGCTAAAGAGGGTGATAAAATCAAAACTATTAGATTTGGCGAACAAGGTGCTAAGACAGCAGGTAAACCTAAAGCAGGTGAGTCTGCTAGAACGAAAGCAAAACGAAAGTCTTTTAAAGCAAGACACGGTAAAAATATTAAAAAGGGTAAAATGTCAGCAGCTTACTGGGCTGACAAGGTTAAGTGGTAGTTAGATAGCACATGCCTCAGATAGGAACAGACGATAATAAAAACGCAGTCTCTTTACGTAGAAGTATCTACAAAACAAGTGACGGTGGTAAAGGTTCTAAACCTAGAATAAACATTCACTCTAAGCAATATCAAGATAATTGGGAGAAAATTTTTGGCAACAAAAAGAAAAACGAAAAGTAAATCTACAGTCAACAAAGCTGGGAATTACACCAAGCCGAGTATGCGTAAGAGACTTTTCGAGAAGATTAAATCCGGTACCAAAGGTGGTAAAGCCGGTCAATGGTCTGCTCGAAAAGCCCAGCTTTTAGCTAAAGAATATAAAGCCAAAGGAGGAGGTTATAAGTAACATGGGCGAACGAATAAAGATTATGTTAGTAAAATTAATGGATGCAGGTAAGCAAGAATACAAAAGATTATTTAAAAAGTGTTTAACAACAAAACCAAAAAAGAATGCCAAAAGCAAAAAGTCAAAAAAGTCTAGATAAGTGGACTAAACAAAAGTGGAGAACTGCCAGTGGAAAGAAATCTTCTAAAACTGGAGAAGTCTACGCACCTGCTAAGACTATAGCAAAGCTTAAGTCTACTGCAGCAGGTCGTAAAAAACTTGCAGCTGCTAACGCTAAGAAACGGGCAGCTACTAAAAAAGGTAAGCAACATGCTAAGCATGGATTACATAAAGGAAAGAAAAGATAAATTGAAAGAAGGTTATATAAAACGTAACACTTCTACGATTCCGTTTGGTTATCAAATGGATAACGAATCAAGTACGTTTTTAAAACCTGTAGAATTAGAACTAGAAGCATTACAAATTGCTGAGAACATGGTAGTAAATGAAGAAGTATCTCTTCAAGCTGCATGTGATTGGTTAGAATATAAAACGGACAGACGCATATCTGCTCCGGGACTTAAAAAGCACATAGATAAAAAGTATGGATTACGAAGCGAAAGATTGGGAACTGAACCCTCATCTTTACTTGCAAGATAATGAAGGCAACTTCGTTTTAAAAAAAGACGGTACACCTAGAAAAAAAAGTGGTAGACCAGCTTTAAAAGATGAAGCAAAGTTTGCAGCTCATCGAGCAGTCTCTAGAAAACAAAAGAATATTAAAAAGATTGAGCAGAAACTTAACAATGCTCGTAAGTCTTTAAAAAAACAAAAAGACACTTTACAAGATTTAAGTGGCGATGAAAAAAATACTGCCACTACTGATGAGTTAGATAAATTACCTGCTACTGTTAAAAAAGATTTAGAAGATGCTAACATTCTTTTTAACGCTAACGATGGACCACAGACAGATTTCTTAGCTGCAGACGAAAAAGATGTATTGTATGGCGGCGCTGCAGGTGGTGGTAAATCATATGCAATGATTGTTGACCCATTACATTATGCTCATCGTAAAGCCCATCGTGCTTTAATACTGCGTAGGTCTATGCCAGAACTACGAGAGATGATTGATAAATCTCGTGAACTATACCCTCTAGCATTTCCCGGAGCTAAGTTTAGAGAAGTAGAAAAACTTTGGAACTTTCCAAGTGGTGCAAAGATAGAGTTTGGTTTCTTAGAAAGAGATGCAGACGTTTATCGTTATCAAGGACAAGCATACTCTTGGATTGGCTTTGATGAAATTACGCACTTACCTACAG